TGAATGACTGCCGTTCCTTCAGAACCTGTAGCAGGAGCGTCATCTAAATTTTCGCGTCCGCTAATATACAAAGACGGGTAATTTATTTTGACTGGCGCATCATCTATTTCGACGACTGTCGCCATGCTTTCTGGATTTACCGGTGAAATTCCGAGGTCGATAGTCTTTGACATAGTTTTATGATAGCTCGAGAAGTTTGTTGCGAATACACGAATATCCCACTAAGCAAATAGGTCTTGTTTCGCGTTGACTCGGGCACGCATCTGCGCCATCGTCAATCCTGTTTTTGCTTGAAAATGCGGGCGGTCAATAAATTTAGTCCATCTTCCGCCCCATTCAAAACCTAGAGATTCCCCGATTTCGCCGCATGTCGTATATAGCGCATGATCCCCAAAGTATTTTCCATCTCTAAAAAGTCCAATGTCAAATGCAATCCCAAAGTTATGGTTGCTGAATCCGCCTTTAGCATTTGTAACTTTTTTCCCTGGAGCTGTGCGCCCTTTTGCATAGAGCGCATCTTGCTCCGCCCAAGTACGAGTCCCACTAATAATTTGAATGTTGAAGCCATGCGACTTCATTTGCGGGACAGCTATCGACATAAAAGAACGGGCCATTTCTTGCACCTTAGGATGCAAAGATGCTATATTTTTTTCCGTTCTCTGATCGAGCTTCATTTTCCTTTGCGCGCGACATTGATTAAGCCTACAAGGCCAAGACCTGCTGCCAAGATAGCATTTTGAAGTTCAGGTTCAAGCTTAACGCCTAGCGCAGTCGCTACGAGAATAAGCCCTCGCCAAGTAGAATTTTCGCTAAGGCGCTCAAGAATAACGTTCAGGATTTTCATTTGTCTTTTAGTAGTTTTGGTTTTGTTAGTTTAAACTGTTCCCACGCAAATTTGGCGGAATCAGTTGGTTCTTTTTCTGGGGAGCTTTTTGGAATATACGAAACTTGGACGCTAATTTTTAAATCGCCTAAGCTACCACGCTGTTGTTCATTTCCAAATGGAGGAATCGGAACTGACACGCATCCAGCGCAGAATAGAGCGAAAACTAAGGCAATACTTTTCATCCTAGTTTTCTATCAACTTTCTCAAAGATAATTTTTGCGCTAGATACGACTTGAAGCATTTCTGAGTTAGCCGTTTTTAGATATTGGATAAACTCATTGTTTTGCTTTTCAAGATCTGCTTGAAGTTTATCTATTCTAGCAGTTAAAAATTTCACAATTCCATAGCCCGCAAAAATACCGATGGCTAAAAGAGCCACGAACATCCAACGATCGGATTTTGTGGAGGCTTCAGTGACGAATTCGATCGTTTTATAGATGTCCATAGGTTAAAGATTCTCGTCTTGCCACTTTTTCATGAAGCTACGCGTATCTGCTCCAGTTATGATGGTTTTAAAAATTTGAGAACCGTCTTCTGCAAGAACCGGGTCCCCATTCTCGTCGACTTGCGGCTCATTGGTGGTCTGGATTGTATTTTCCCCAGATACAAATGGTTCAATTAAATCTGGAATCTCATCAACTCGCCCGAGCTTAAGCAAAGCTTCGGCTTTTATGAAAGCCTCAACTTCAGCCTGCGTGTACTCTGAAAAGAGCATTTGCCAATACTGGACTTGAGCGCCTTCGTATTCAGCAATTGAATGCTGCTTGTTTTTTGTGTCCGTGAACAGATAAGTGATCATAGTTATTCCTCCCAAACGGTTGCGAACCAGTTAAGATTGATAGGTGTTCCGGGGGTTTGGTTGTTAATGCGGATAGAGCCTCCTACGGCGGGAGACAAAACCCCGTAGTTAAAGTCGAGCCTGTGCAACTGCCCCGACTGCAACCGCGCCGTAAACAAATTTTCCACCCAAGCTCCGGCGTCATTCCAAAACTCTAATTGAAACCTTCCATATTGGTTAACTCCATCGGGGTTTGAGGCGTAGTTCCATCCCAGCATGATTTGAACGAGGCGTATGCGCCGAGCACTGGAAGATCGTTGGTAAACCGTGGCCGTAACCCCGTTAGCTAGGTTTAGAAACTCTCTTCGGGTGGTGTCGCTGTAAGAGTCTGGTCGCCTTTCCTCAATGAGAGTGTCCCCGCTTAGGCGAACGACATTTACGCTTTTGACTGCAAGGCACATATTATTTGGAGCGAGGGCCTCGGTCGCGCCTCGCAAAACTGCCTGCGCCGTATTGCTTGAATTAGCAATAGCGATAGGAAGTGAGACGTTGCCGTTATTTTCAACACGGACGACATTAGAATTTGGACTTAGCCCAACAACTAGAGAAGTATCTGCCGCAACCGCCGACGTGCTTGCGGCTTTGATAGCTACATTGTTAGTACCGTCCCCGATCCTTGCAGGAGTGTTCGGGTTTAGGGCAACAACTAGAGAAGTATCTGACGCAACTGCCGGCGTGGTGCTCCCCTTAATAGTTGCGGCAGTAGTCCCCAATACGTTGACCAAATTGACAGTCTGGTTTCCTGAAGGAAGGTTGCGAACAACAAGGCCACGAGCGCCGCTTGTCGGGTCGGCGATTGCGGATTCTAAATCGTTGCCTAAGCCGTCTTTAGTTTTTACGGGAATGGCAGCCGAAGCCGGATGCAAACCGACGACAAGCTGAGAATCGCTATTTTGTGGCGACCCAGAACCTCCATCGCGGACAGTCGCTGCCATTGTGCCGGCGCCATTTGTGATTTGCGCCTTTTGCATATCGAGACCATTTGCACTTGCTACGCCGTCGTCGTAGATAATTGCCAAACTGTCCGTAGAGGAGTGGGTCGAAGTATCAAAAGCAACGTCAAAAGAGGTATTTGGAGAATTGAACGTGCGGGTTGCCCCCAATCCGCTAACAGCAAAGTTAAAGATTGGCGTGTTGCGGGTCGTGTTGACGATAAGGTAGAGCCGCTCAAGGGGGATGTTGATATTATTGAGGGTGACTACCCCGGAGGAGGGGGTGAATGTGTAGGTTCCGTTGAATTGCTGTTTCATAATTATAAAGAAATAGCCATAGCTATGACAAAGCCTTCGGTTACTGATTGACTTGACGGATTTTTCCACGTACCATCTCCGCAAAGATAATTTAATCGATCCGCTGGCGTAGCTTCTGGAACTAATCCAGGTAGTCCGTTCATTGCCGATGTTGCTCCAACAAATTTAGAGTCTAAAAAGACTGTCGCACCATCAGACCGGACGTATCTAAACCCTCCTAAAGTAGATAGCGCAATAACCCTAAACTCGTAAACCGCCGGAGACGGATCAAGATTTCCCACCGTACAAGATGGAAAACTTGGCGTGCCTAGCATATCTTTTAGCAAGATATTTGAGGCTATAATCCATGGGCTATTTGGAATATCAGTTCGGCGGACGCTTATTTGGTAAATATCTACGATGCGGTTATTCCCACTCGCTGAAAACGATAGTTCGTACCTGACTTTGCCGGGATTTATGGGATCTGGGGACGGGATACCAACATTTAAGCGACGAACATAATCCCCAGGCTCTCCTGGTTGGATAGTTATGCTTTGAGGTAATGGCGAAACGGATCCAGGGGTTCCGGCTAAAACCCAAGTTGTGACTAAATTTGGAGTTGGAACGTCTTGCGTAGAAGTGTATCGTAAATACGCGTCATTAAGAGAGCCGTCATTTTTGTAAATCAATTGCTCTCCGCTACCTATATTTTGCGGAGTCGCCATGATATACCAAAATCTTGAAATCCCGTCGTCAAACCACCGTATTGAGGCTACATAAGATCCCGATGCAACGCGGTTGTAAGCAGGTTTTTTGTTTGTATTGAAGTTTCTTTCGTAGACTCCATTTACGTTCGGCGTGCCAGCTCCAGCAACAGTTGCAGACTCTACTACTAATTCGGTGCTTTGGTATGTTAGTATTTTTGGTGAAATAAGCAAATCGCCCGCATTAAGCGGGAAATTTGGGACAATATCCGCGCCGATGTTTAAAGCCGCTTCAACTGAATCCGCTTGGAGTTTAAGAGGGATCGTCGGAAGTTGCGTCAAAGATTTGTTAAAATTTATGCGGTAGACTGCGTCTTGCGTAGAATTAGACACCGCGCAAATTTGACCGCCATAAGACGTAGGCCCGGATGCATGGGACTGCAATGCTGATAGACTAGAAAAAACAACCGAAGCATCGATAGGAAATGGACCTAGAGCTTTGAAATTGATTGGAAGAGAAATTGCGCTCATATCGTGATGACGTAAGTGGCGTCATTTCCAAACGCCGACGGGGCAAGATACGTGTAGACTTTGTAGTCAATCAAATCTTGTCCGGCAACGGCAGAACTGACTTGGATCCGGGTTGTTCCTGATGCAAAAGTTTCGACGAATGACGAGCGGACTTCAATGTTTCCAGCTTCTACATATCGCACGCTTCCGTCAGTCAAAAGGTTGTCAGTAATGGACGCGGGATACGCGATCGTGACGCGACGCGACCCCGCAGGAATCTTTAGCGTATAGGTTGACCCATTGCCAAGATTGATTGTCCCGCCAGAAGAACCTGCTCCTCCAACAAGTGCGCGAACCGTGGCTGAATTTGACACAGCCGCAGTTTGCGTATCAGCGCCAAAGAAAGACTTGCGCCCGACATTGACAAATGCAGAAGCCGAAACAACACCGGGATCCAACTGGGGATTTCCGCCAGTGCCTTGGTAGGCGACTTCGAGCCGAAACTCTGTATTCTGTAAAAGCGGCGCAGGCGCAATTGGCCACGAAAGCGGCACGGTTGAACTGCCGGAGTCAATAGATACCGGGTTAGGATTGAATCTAAAAAGATTGTAGCCATTGGTTCCAGGCGAGTTATTCGGCGCATAATTTCTAAAAATAGTTGTGCCCCATGTTTCGCGCAACTCGACTAGCGATGGAGTTCCGGCGCTAAAAGATAGAGACAGTGTCGGCGCGCTAAACTGTATTAGCATGTTCCGAAAAATAGTTTCGAGTGGCGTACCGGCCAAAATGTTTACGCCATTTGAATACGAGCCGATGGAAACGTTCTGAACTTGGAAAGTTTGCGAAGTGACTGGCGTAATATCGGCTAGCTCTACGTAACTCTCTTCGACAGTTTTGCTGCCTACTCCTTTATAGATAAAACGCCGCCCGTCTGTGGTTATAACTAAGGAACCTTTTTTGATCTCCGCTTGTTGCGCTGTTGTGAGCGCATTGAGACCCCCAGAACTAATGATTGGCTCGGCTAAATTTCCGCCACCGGACATGGCATCAATAGCGACCAGGATCATCCTGCGCCATTCGGCAGTATCCAGAATCGGGGGTATTTTTGCGGGATCTACGCCTGCCGCTAAAAGAGCTAGACGCCTAAATTCTGGAGTGTCTATTGCGGACATAGTTATTCGAGTTGCGCTAATGCCTCTTGGATAGCTTCATTAAAAGAATAAGGAGGTTTGGCCCAATCAAAACGGCTTTCTGGATTTTGTAAAGCTAAAGCTAAAACTCCGTCAACCCATATACGCACTGTTGACATTTTCGCAGAGGTTTTTTGCGCTTTTAAAAGTTTGTTTTCGAGATCAAGCAGCGCTACTAATTTAGATGGCCCAAAACCGCAAAGGTCGAGCCACGCATCAGCTTTGTAGGGTAAAATTTCTTCGATATACGAAATGGAGTCAGCTCGACGGAAAAGGAATAACTGGTCTCCAGCTTGGAGATTGTTGCCAGAGGCCAAAAGAACTTCACTATTACGCGCAATAATCTGAGTCGGCTCGACTTGAGGCCCGTCAATTAGATTGCTAATTTTTTGTAAGACTTCGTCGGTTGTCATATCTAGACTTCTCTAATAAAAATTGTCACGTCATTGATTCTAGCAGAAGAAACTACTGGCGCGGCTTGCGCACCTGCTGCTGCAAAATAAGACCGAAAATACATGAATTGACTAGTTGTTCCAGAATTTTGAACAGCGGATTCTGCTGAAGAATACTCAGTCGAAGCCGCAAAATCGAGTAAACCGTTAATTCCTGACTCGCCAACATTCGCGACAACTTGGCGCAAGCACGCTCGCAATCCCGTTCCCACGATGGCTCCGGCTTGAAGTCGGACGGCCATCGTGATCGTATAAGTACGGTTGGCTCCTAAAACTAAGAAGGGGTTGAATAAAAAATTGAAACTTTGGATTGGGTAAAAACCAAAACTCGCCATTCCGCCAGGTCCTAGTGCCGGGGTGTTTATCTGCACCCCAGGAACATACGCGGAATTAGAAAAGAAAACGCCCGTTAAATCATACCATAATGGCGTTACGATTAAACGTTTCGCTAAAGCATTTGCTCCGGCCTCTGTCCATTGAGCATTTGCTTCAGTCGAGTCTGTGCATTCGAAGATGCGGGCGCCGAAAATCCAACGCGATCCGCGACGAAAATCTTTAGTGTCGTCATCTGCAGAAGTTGGAGGGCGAGTACCAAAATAAACATTGCGGCGCGGGATAGTAGTGGCGCCAGCGACTTCAAACGTATAGTCGCAAAGATCCGTAGCTCCCGGCCGGTATGCTGAAGGAGATTGCCTAGAATCTTTCATGGCTTAAGTAAGAATCCGAGCGGTATCCCCTCACAAGAAAGTTTATCTTGTGAGGGGACCGCAGGGTGATTCAATTACAGGCCGGTCGAGCTAGAGATGCAAGCTTCGAGGCCAGTGTTGAATTGGCAACGCTTGTAGGCGAATGGGACGATGCAATGCGGCCGGATCGGCTGGTAAGCGCGGCTGATCTGGTAGATATGCTGCCCGTAATCGAGGAACAGGTTGCAGTCATTGTCGCGTTGAGCAACCCACTCAAGTTCGCCCATAGCAAGTTGAGGCGCGAATTTGAAGGTTCCTTCACCGCTGTATCGCTCAGGCGTCAAGCGCGCAAAGCTATCGCCAGCGATCAAGAACCCGATTTCATATTGGGCTGTGATCCAAGCGGGATTGCGGCGGGCACCTTTGCCATTGTTGACATTGACGCCAATTTCAGGCTCGATAAGGTTAGGCATGGCTCCAACCACGGCGCCACCAGTTCCTGTAACAGGAGTAATGGTGTTAAAACGCAAAGGTTGGCTATCAATTCCGAGTGCAAAGCCACGATAGCCTTGGAACTGGTAACCAGTCAGGGCATCATTGCCAAGCTTAAACGAGCCCGCCGTCACATAGAGAAGATCCTCTTTGACGTCAGCATCATTGCGGAAAGCCTCGATCTGGTCGATCGAAGCAATGACCATGAAGAAATCTCCACGCTCTGTGCCAAAAGGCTCAGCCAGGAGGTCTTCACGGAGAAGAGAACCGAGCTTATAGAGCGTGCGGAAATTCATTTGCGCATCGGGCAATGCGTTATAAAAAGGCTGGTCGATTTTCTGCGCATCGCCTGTAACAAGGTTGTCGAAGGATACGCCCTTTTTAGCCAGGAACTTGACGCCGGAACGCTTGAGAAGCGTTGCGCGAATATCTGAGTTCATGATTTGAAGAATACCTTTTTCCAAGGCCATCTGCGCCTGGAGATAAGCGCCTTTGAAAGCCGCGCGGCTGGTCTTCACGCAAACGCGGGGACCGCGGCCGCGCAAAGATTGCAGCTGATATTGGTATTCTGTAGAACCGACTTCATCGGCATCGGCGCCCTGCCCGCAAAGGCTAACGTCGTTGATGAACTCAGGTTCAGCTAAAGAAGACGCCATAACGGCGCGTTCTTGGACAACGGAGCGGACGACATCCGAAACGTTCGGAATTGTTCCACCCTTGAGGATGTTCATATACGGGGACTTACGAGCAAGAACTTTGCCGATTTGTCCCACGATACGGTTTGTGTCTTTTGCAGCAAACTCAGTCACAGTGCTGAGTGCAATACAATCGTTTGGCATAGAATTTTAACGTGTTTAAGTTTGAGTTTCGGTTGACCAGTTTCCTGGTTGTTTTCCGTCCTCGGCACGTTAGGACAATTTGCGGCCTGTTTGCTACAGCAAGTCTGTCGCTCCCTAATTGCTTCCGGCAATCACTCGTGGGAAACTCATACGACTAAAACATTTTTTGATACAACTAAATTTGCTACTTAGTCAAACCAAATACTTCTTAGCAAATCTACAACAGAACTATCTTTAATGCCGTGCAAAAAAACGCAATTTTCAGACTGTAATTTCTTAAGCTCTGCCGCCGAAATTTGAGTGCGCTTATACCAGTTTCTTATTTCTGGAACATCTGCCCACCCGATAGCCTTAAAAGATTCTGCAAAATACAAATCCCACCCAATTTGTCCAGGGCAACCGACAAACTTAGAATCTAGCATGGCTAAGTTTAGAGCAAACATGGCGTTTCCATTGATATGCCCGCACTTAGAATCGCCGATACCTATGTAAGGATGCCAACATCCTACGACACTAGCTTTACTTCTGCGCCAAGCTTCTGTTAATTTAGGTATCCAGTCTTTAGCGATGGGATAAGCGTCAGCTTCTGTAGTTAAAACGAATTCACTTGATAAACGGTGTTGTTGATTCAAAGCTGCGACTTGTTGCATGGTTTCGCACCACAAAGCGTTTGATCCTTCCGGAAAACCTTTGTCACGGCGTTTAGAACGGTAGACAGAAAAATTTGGGAATGCGTATTCTAGTGTCTTTTCCAACTCGGGACTTTTAGGGCAATCTTTACGGTAAACAAGCAGGCAAGCTGCGCCTAAGTACGGATTATAGTCACTAAGTTTGGCATGAAATTTTGCAAGCTCTATAGCTTTTGGAATTTCAGCATCGTAAACTTGCAGCGCGTAAAGCAAAGGATATTTTACCAAACTTTGCGAATTGGCAAATTTTGTTGTCGTCTGCTCAAAGACATAGCTAAGCAAACGCTCTTTATTTTCGGTTCCTCTAGTCCAATTTGCGTGGTGCATTTTAATGCCTATCGGAACTTTAAAAGTTTCTTTAGTCCATACAAGCTGGCCTAGCGCGTGACAAACAGAAAAGTATTTTTCTGGAGGCAACGTCCTCCAGTGAATCATGTCTTTGTAATAATTTATTGCAGCTTGGTCATCGCGGAACTTATGCAAGTTTTCAAGGCAAGTCTTAAAAAGTGCTTCTGATTTTTCGTTAGCTTGAATAAGCATGAAACCGGCGCAAAGCAGGGGCTGCGCTTCATTTCCCCCAAAATCATCCTGGAAATAAACGTCAACTTTTTTTTCCCGGTATCGAAAAATATCTTCTGCGAAATCATCGTAGAATCGGCAGTCACAGTCGCAAAACAAAAACCATTTTTCGCGATTGTCATGGATAGCAGTCAATATCGCGGTCAACTTATCTGCCATAGTTTCGCGAAAACCTGGCGATTCGAATTCCCCGGTTTCGCTTTTTTGGCTTATGCGCGCAGCAAATAGAGAAAGTTTTTTTGCTGAATTTGCCGTCTCGAAAGATGGCAAAAAGTGTTTTTCAAAAAGTCTTACGTGGCTTTGAGAATATACTGTGTAAACATTCATAGCGTGTTTTCGTTATATATGCTAGAAGTATGGACTCCATACGTTCCATAGCCTACATGAATAGCCTGCAAAAAAGTATCTACGTGCGGGGTAAACCCGCACTCAATAGCTCTAGAGCAAAATGCAATGTCTTCGCCTTTCCCATCAATTCCAGGTTGGAAAAAATTCCACGGCATCTCTGAATTTTCCGGTTCTAGCTCCGGAAACTTTTCTTTCATCGCTAAAAAAATACTTCGGTGGATAAGCATGCATCCAGTTCCTATCCACTGGCAAGGTAGGATGCCGTCATGGAAGGAACAAACTTTTTGACGATATTCGGGATCCGCGTGCAAACTATTTATCGCTCGTCCATTTGGATGCCTCGCAAAATATGAAGCGCCGACTAGTTCTTTTTGGTGGCCAATTAAACGGTTGACCGTGTGCAACGATGCCGCAGCCGTGGAATACGAGCTGGGCAAACGAGACATTGCTTTGAAAAAATCAGGTCGACCTATAGGCACAATCATGTCATCGTCTAAAAACAAAAGCCAGTTTGACTCAGACGCCAAAAATTTTTCTGCTAGACGGTTGCGGGCATGGTAAATCATCGCGTCGCCGATCTCCATATCAAATCTGACTTTTTCTACGCCTAAGTCAAGCGCTATAGCCACTAAACACCAAGCTGTCACAGGATTTGTGTGCTTATAGCAGGGAAAAGCTACGAATAAATCTCGCCCTATCCACTCTTGAGCTTCTGATTTATAATCTTCCTGGCTGAGTCCTGTAATTTTTCCGAGCTCGTTTATTTCCATGGGCCTCCTGTTTGCCAAAGAACTAAAGACCAACGAGTGCCTAATATAGGAGCTTTTGCCCGATGGCGCAGAAAACTAGGGAAAATAATCGCGGAACCTTGATTACGGGCTAGTTCTTTATTTTCCCAGTCACCGTCAACTTCAAGTTGTCCTCCTATATACTGAGCTGGATCAGTCAAATTGATAACGCAAGTTAGTTTCCGCTGATCAGGGCCATCGATGATGTCTACGTGCCACTTAAATTGCTGAAAAGGTTTGTACCTAAGCAGTGTCGCGGATTGGAAGTTGTTGATGTCAAACCTGAATTTTTCAAAATTGACTCTAGTAATTTCCTTGAGAATCTTACTGTAGATCCACTCGGTTTCTGGAAGAACGTCAATCCAGGCATTCGAGCATGTGCGAGCAGTTGAAAACCGTAAACTAGAATCTTTTTCGTAAACTTCGGCCCGAGTCATGCCGATATCGTCGGCAAGACTTCGTATGAAAGCACATTCTCCTGGAGAAAATACTTTTGGAACTACGACCACCGACGATATCGACTGGTGGAAGTCGTTATCTTGATTCATAACGCAGACTCAGCCGCTAGCAATCCTTGTTCGATGGCGTCTTCGTCGGAAAGCTTTCCAGTTTCTGGACCGTCCGAAGAAGCTTTTCTTGACGAGCTTCTGGCGGACGGCGATTTTCCTGCAGAACGTATCGCGTCAAGCTCTTTTTGTAATTTCTCAGCACGAACATTTGAATCTGTCAGTCGCTTAGACAGATCTTGGACGGATGACGCTAAGCGCGTACTCGCGACTGCCGCTGCCGCTACTTCAGCCCTAGACTGCGGTGTTGTCGGGTACAGTGCCTCTTGAAATTGCTTATCGAGCTCTTGTACGGTCAGATTGTGCGACTCGATCTGCTTAACTTGGTCAGGAGTGGCGTTGGGCGGAATTTCTTGATACCGCGCCCATGGGACTTTAGCAGTTAAAACATCCACATGGTCGTAAATTTGAGATTCTAACTGTTGCTGCTGCTCTACAAGTTGCTCTTGTTGACGCGCGTAGTATGTTTCGCGGTCTTGGTTAAAGCGTTCGATCTCTTTAGACTTCTGCTCAACAACATCAGCTCGCTCGGCCAGTCTCTTTTGAATTCGCTCGCGATCAACAAACGAAATCTTTTTGAAGATAGAGTTTTCCCACCACTGCGGTGAAATTTTATCTATTCCTGCGGACTTGATTTGGTTAGCTGTCTCTTGCGACAGGCCATTCTTCATTAAGATAGCGAGAACATCTTGGTCTAAAGACTGGACTTTTTCATCGAATTGCTGTTTAAACTCTGGATCGTTCTCCGTGTCAAAAATCTTTTTAAACATACGCAATTCGCTGAGCTCTTTTGCGTATTGTTCTGGCAACGATGCCGAATTTCTCAAACTTGCGATTTGCTGTTGTAATTCTGGAACGGCGGCGGCTTGCGTCTTGTAATGCTTAGCCACATCACGAAGTTTGTTGAAGTTGACTAAATTCCGCGGACTTACATCTTCGGGGGCACTAACTCGATCGAGATCTATGGCATCGTAGTCGTTTGACGGGATTACCGGTTCAGATTCTTGAACAGGCTTAGAATCGATTCCTTCTGTCAGCCCTTCTTGGGTATCTGGCGCAGAAGGGTCAGTTTGTGTGTCGGCATCCGATGTTGTAGCTGGCGATGGCGCTGGCGTATCCTCATCCGTAATGCCGGCGGCAGTCATAGCTTCCTCAAGATTATCGAGGTCTGATTGCGACGGTGTTTCTACATTTCCTAAGTCTAATGACGAAGGAACTCCTTCTTCGGTTACGTTTTTTTGTTTTGCCATAAATTTAGGTCATGTCTCGATATTCAGCTGCCGGAGATTCGCGCTTAGGCGGATCTGCCAAGGCGAAAAAGCGCTCTTCATATTCTTCCCAACCGGATTTCATAGACGCGATTCTAGAAATTGATTCCGCGTCATTTTTTAAGACAATATCCGAATCCAAAACTGCAGGACACATTGACCGCATGATCGCCGATATTTTTTCTTTAGGAACGCGTCTTAGAAACTCACGAAAAGCGTTCGCGTCTTCAGGCGACCAGGATATTTTTGACATAATAACTATTGCGCGGCTATGAGGATTTTGGCGGAGTAGGACGTATTGGGTTCGCGATGCCCTCTATCGTACTAGCGACTTCCGTTTCCGGAGTCGGCGGATTTTCTAAATTGATAGACTTTTGCGGGACTGAAGTTGACGCTTGAATAGCAGGAACAGCTCTACCTGAAGTTGCTGGAGATACAATTTGCTGTGCCTGGTTTTCCATGGTTGCTTCTTGTAAAAGCATTTTGGCTTCCCGTATGATAGCGCCAACTTCAGAAAAAGATTTTTCATTGACGCCTTTTTTCATAGCCGATTCTAAATGCAATTCTGCGTGTTGAATTGCCATTCCCAAAAATGGCTTTACCGACTCGAATCCTAAGTCATCAGTAGAAAGCATCGGCGCAATCCTACTAATGATGACGTCAACATGGACTTTATCTTCATCTGTGATGTCTACTGGCATCGGCGTTCCTGCCATCATCGACGTCAACTCTATGAGTTGCTGCCGCTGTTGTTTTAAAGTAGACATTGGACTTAAGTCCACATTCAATAAGCGTTCAGCAGCGTTAGCTCCAAGTTTTGCCGCAATATCGCGGCGGCGCAATTCTACTGCGTCAATCATTGGGTCGGCAGAATATCTAGACACAACAGCGTCAAGTATTCCAGATTGAGAAGCAATTGCGTCATCGACACTAGCTTTAGAAGACGAGTTGGCGAGAATCGCGATTTGCAAAGGCGTTAGTCCCTTAGACAGCATCTTAATGACGCAAGCTACCGCATCGCGGTCAACGTAACCAGGAATATCGATGTAGACAAAATCTTGGGTGTTTTCCAAAATTTCTAAACTCTTCCACGTTTCTAGGTCAAAGATTGCGCTTTTGCCAGAATGAGTAGACTGCATGAAAATTTCATTGGCGATCGAAATAATTTCGGCACTGCAGATGCGCCGTTGAAGTTGATCTACCAGGCTAAACATTTGATCAGCAAACCTAGCAAGCATGCCCGCGCGGATTTGAGCATCGATTGAAGCCACGTAGTTGACTTCAGAAGCCGTGCGACGGGCTCCGCCTTGGTCTAAAATTTGACCAGGCATAAAAGCCCCGATCGCGATTTCTGCTTGTTGAGTTGCCGCTCGATCCAGTGCGAAGAACGATTCTGAGTCTACTTGGAACTGAACTTTCTCTAGGACTTCGTAATTTTCTCCGACGATCGCGAAAGGGTGGTTTACCGTCAAACCTGGAGATTCTGAAACGCCAGAGCTAGATTTTGACGAACGGCGCATCAGTAAAAGACCATTCAAGTGCAAGGCGTCTTGGATCAAATTGCGGGCTTGTTCTACTGAAACATGCGTGTTGTACAAAGCTCGTCCAGCTCCGCGCGATCCATGCAATGTTCTATCTCCAACTTCAGCTGTGAATACGGATAGACACTGGTCCATCCGAGAATACCGTGCGCGGCGGAAAAACAGCGGGACTCCGTCAGTCCGATCAAAAATATAGTGGTCAATTCCTCCTGCTGGATTTGTCGCAAACAAGTGTCCGGCTTTGACGACTCGTATGGTAGACGTGAAGCTACTGGCTAAATTATTTTCACGAATTAAGTCTTCAGTAATCCGCGCATTTTCTTCATTGCCGCGGTCATCGAATTGTCTAGATGCCGTGTTGAGCTTCTTAATGAGGTTGTTGACTTTCCAACCAGCATCGGTTGCGACTTCTACGTTCTTAACCGTCTCAACGATTTCATCAATAAAGAAATCTTCTTTAAGAGCCCAGACTTTTATCTTTGACGCATCTTGTGGACAACCCGCATAGAACATAGCCTCATCAGAACGATGCATCTTAGGGTGCCAACTAAACTCATCTTCTCGGCCAACAGCCGCATAGCCAAAACAAATATCCTCTTCAACAAGCTGAGACACAAAGTCAGGCCAACCTTCCCATTGACGTATGCAGTCAGTAATTTCTCTGCGGAAAATATCTTGAGCGGATTCGCTTCCAGCTTCTGCCGTAGGAAATTTACTGTAGGTCAATAGCGGCAATTGGTCGACGACTTGTTTGTAAGGAGGGGTGAGCCTTTTAATTAGCGAGGACATGAAACCAGTCGGACGGTTACTTCGCCATGATTGTCCGGCAGCCTTTAGTTTTTTAGGGTTCCACGGCTGTTCGCCATTAAGTTTTCTTGAAATAGCCGCATTCTTATTGTTGCGTTCGCGGTTGTCCTGAACAAAATTTTTATAGGTCTGGTATGCTTGCTCAAAAGTCAAGGTCGCTGGCAGGATTTCACCTGTTTGCGGATCTACTAGATCATTTTTAGCAGCATCATTCATAGATTACCACTTTCCGTCTGGGCAAGTTTCAGTTGATAACATGGTTTTTGCGCGAATAAGGCAAAGACATTTAGAACACTGCATGCCATCCCGGTAACCACACGCTTCACAGATAGACAATCTTTTTTGCTTGGTAGCTTCAGGAACGAGCACCGATTTCATCTTGGCTAATTGGCCGGCGACGCGCAAAGCGGCTTTTGCGGCTGTCTTTACCGATGTTTTTGTAACCTTCATCGGACAAGTTTTGCAAGTCATTTAGCCCAACAATGAGCTGGCAAGTCTGAACTTTTTCCAATCTTGTCAAGCTTTAGCCAAATTGCCGATCTATTTTCATGCTTTAAAATCGAGCAGGCCCGCAAGTCTTTTGATCGATCAACCGAGTTACCTATTCTAAGGATTCCAGAAAGCCTGTTAACAGCTTCGACGCAGGATCCGCAACCACTATTCCAACGAACATTGAACTGGCAATGGCGGCAAATGTTCGCCCGTCGTTGGGCTTCAGACTTCAACTCGATGTTTTCTATGGAATGGTTTTGCAACTGCTTCTCCATGGTTTGTAGCATGGAATCCGTAAGCGAAACGATGTGCGGGATATGCTTGACCGCAAAAGAAACTTCCGCGCCAGGAACTCCATGGCACATAAATGGGAAGTTTGTGCAGATATACTCGTCTATGTCACCTTGCGCGTCAGCCACTGGAATGCCATTATCTACTCGAAACTTTATAACCGCGTCAATTAGGTCTTCATACGTAGAGGCTCGAATTGGTTCTGGCAACAAATCGCCGCGGCTATTCTTTTCTGGTTTATGCCATCCTCCAGGACAAACTATGCCGGTCATGACGGACGTGAGTCTATGTTTTTGTTTTTTCATACGGACATGTCGATGAATTCTAATTGATCTACGATGCCATGTTCAGGCATTACGAACCGCCGTTTCTGTTGAACTGGATCTTCAACCATGGATGTCGAAATGCCTTCATTCATCCGGACGCCGTGGACTGCCACTATGAGACTGTCGAAGCGGTCAGGCGAAACGTTATTAAATCGCTTTTTGAAATCTTTCTTTGGCTCAATCCTCAGGATCCCTCGGCCGACTTGCGAATAGCGTCGCGTCACTGTCTCTCGAGCTAACGAATTCCAATTGACTCCCGGATTTAATTTAATCAAATCGGTTTCGATAAATTTGCGCACTGCGAAAGCCATCTCTGTCACAATATCGTGGTAACGCTCTTGGCAAGTCTCAGTGTCGTCGTCCAAGATTCTAGTATCTGTCGAGGACCAACTAAACATGACGCCAAACACGTCGGGACCGAACATTGATTTTAGGGCATCGTGAACTCCAGTGCCGTTGCCAGTTCGATCGACCGATAGCCATCTCGGCTTGACTGACGTTTCATTGGACAAACGCATAATGGCGCGGCATTGCTCTAGCGTATCCTTTTTCTCTAACGGAATCTGCTGCTCGACTTGTATGACACGCTTTGGCGACTTAAACTTGTGGAAGTCTCCAACCATGTCAGTCCAGCCGAATGCCAATCCGAATCGCACTAGCGTATAAAAAACCATGTCATTTCCGTCAAAAGCCAAATCGACTCCGGCAGCTGCCGTCGTCGGCCCGCTAAATGAATAGTAGCCTTTTGCTCGCTCGAACATGCTTTCATTGACGATGACTGTAGAAGCTGAAGCTTCTGGAAACCAACCTCGCGCCATCGTGAAATACTCAGGATTGTCGGATCCTAATTTCAACAGTCTCTCAAAACCTTCCCAAGTCTGCAAACCAGGAAATACGATTTTCTTTTGTTCAACGTTCTCGCAGCGCGCTCCATCGAGGCGGACTACATTCCAACCTTTGGACGACGTCCACGTCTCATTAACGTCGATGTCGATTGAAGACCATCCACTCTTTGGCTCAGCGAGTATGCCAAACTTACTATTACGATCTTTCGGATTTGTGGCTGCGAATACTTTGACTCGGCTGTCTTGCGATTCTTCAGTCAGCAAAATGTTGTTGACGTCTTCCCAAACTCCTTCAGGTATTTCCTCAGCTTCGTCTAGGATTAACGAGATGCGGCTCAACTTGCCAAACTGCGGGTGTTCTTCAGGTCGTGGCACTGGGTGAAAACCACGCAAGCGACCTTTGCCGTCGTCACCTTGAGGAATTGACGTCAGATGGATTCCTTGCTTATCGTCATTGTTGACTCGGATAGAATCAGACTTCAGCACGAGGTTCGGTATTGGCACGATCGTGTTCTGCAAAAGATTCTTTAAGTGCGCGAATACGTTTGTGACTGCATGTTGTCGCGTTACAGAAAGAACTTTTATACAGGTCCATTCCGGATCGCGCATGTAATCTAGGCCAAAAAATACAGCGCCAGAATAAGACTTCGATAGCGATCCTCCTCCTTGGATTAGATTCTTTGCATGCGCTCGTAGTCCTTCCCAAACTAGTTGCGTACAGTGCGGCTCTGGCGTGAAAAGATCTGGTCCCCACGATACGATGGCGGCGGCTTTGTATTGGTCAAGAGAAAGCAACCGCTGAATGAACCGCCAAATGAGGAACTCGCAATCTTTCGTCGTTAGCGTTACAGATTCGCCGATTTTCGTTTTGACGCAGTTCCTCAATAAATACTCAGCCGGACCAAACAAGTCGTTTGTTTCTTTATGGACTTCTCTGAGTGCGTACGCATGCTTTAAGTATTCGGACTCGGAAATTGTAGAAGGCGGTTCTACGTGTTCTAGCTTTTGCTTCTTACGCACGCCCGACTTGTGGTAGGACATTTTTGCGCCTTTTTTGACCATGGTCAGATAAAACTTTTACTGAACTCCAAGACTTTTTCAGAAACCTCTATTTGAACAGAATCCTTAAACTCTCCCATCAATCGCGAATCAATTTCGAGGGCTTGCAATTTAGACGGCAACTTCACTGTCGTCGTTCCATCCGAATTAAGCTTGAACTCTTGGACTACGGCATCAGCTCCGTCAACGAGTCCAGCTTTGGCTCTAACGATATCCGCTAAGAAAGCTCGTTTCTCATCGAATGAGAGAAATCTTTTCTGCAAAGCCCTATCGGCGAGTTTGGATTTCAGTTCCTCGATATAGGTTTGAGACGCTGGCTTGTCTAAAACGGTCCTCCCCAGCCTGGCTAGCGAAGTCGGCACAGGAACTTGACCGCGAGTGGTGAGGTAGAACCTGCGGTAGGCCTTTTCGTATGCGCGATAGATAGGCATGCCATCAATGACGTGGAGCTCTAGGAACTCACGTTCTTGTGGTGTTAGTCGCAGTGCCGCTTCGCTAGCCATGCTGAAGTTGTTAGCCCGAGCAATGCTAATATGACACTGAAAATCTCTAAGTCGTAGATCTCAAGAAACCGTATTTTCCAATCAATGGCGCATCTGCTTTTTGTAGCGTCCACTTACGGTTCGGCCACGTTTGCTTGGTAAGCTCTAGCAATTGACGCTTTCTTTCTGTCCGGTCACGACTACGCTCTTTGGCAGGGATCGCCGCGTTCATCCATAAAACAGGCCCGAGTTCATGCAATTTAGGCCCTCTATGCATTCGTACAGCTCCGCATACAAACTTATAGTTTCCATAAAGAACCGCCATGAAAGCCGCCGATCGATTTTCACCTGCAAATTTAGGTATGGCTTCAATAAAAACATGCTCAGCCTGCGCGCACCACTCAATTAGCAAATCTACTAAGCATTGCTCATCTTCAGGCATGTTTTGACAGTCCACGATATTGAACTCAGATCCGTCCGTTTCAATTAACGCCAAACTACCGTGCTTTCCAGGGTCACTTCCAATGATGCGCATCCATTCTTCTTCACATGGCTTGAATCTATCGGACATATCTTTTACCTATGCTGCACTATCCTGCACTATCCTGCACTACTATTCTGCACTATTTATTTTATTCTTTTTCAATACATTATTTATTTTAGTGCAGCTTGTGCAGCTTCTTTTTTCATTTTCCCGTGGGGGACCTAGCTATTCTTTTCTTATGGATTTTGGAGGAGAATAAGCCGTTCCCTTAGGGAAGCCGGGAAAAATCCTGCACAAGCTGCACTATACAGCTTAAGCTATACGTAATCAACAACCTATCGAGTGCAGGAACTCAATTTTCAATCCTGCACTAAGCTGCACTTCCTGCACTAATACCAAACTTAGCCCGAGCTTCTTTGCACAAGGTCGACCCGGGCACAAATTTCCGGCAAGCATCTGGCCTATCAGCATAAATCGAACACGACACGCATTGGCCAACCTCACCTCGCAATGCTACACATCTTCCGGCGTCAGATGTTTTCAAAAGCGGATAATCCTGCCGTTGCATTTCAATTGGAATTTTAACCGCGTCGGCTCTGTCTTTTCTTAAGACGGGCCAACTCCATTTGAATGAACAACACGCCCCGCACTTTGTGCAGTCGTATTCTTCTCCAATAGACTTAATCCCAAGAGTAAGCATTTTTTTCTACGTAGTATTTTGTTGTGTTAAATTAGCTGGCAGCTTGTTTCAATGCGTCTCGTATGCGCCAACCTTTCCACTTTTTGCCCATCCCAAAAAACTATAGCGAAGTGCTATTGCCTGACGGTACGCTCCCGCTTGAGTACATCGATCCAGCATGGCAATTGCTCGTATGCTGCAGAATGAACCCTCCTGAGTATGCTTTCACGACGGGCAAGTATTTGCATAGAAATTGGGAATCCTCGTTCATTTACCATTTTCAAAGTTGTAACACGCCGATAGGCGCTGTGAAAGTCCTTTGTCCAAATATGAAGAATCTTGCCGTTAAAATCCTCGCGTATGAGGAGGCGGCAAAGCTTGGAGAAAACCAATCGAGCAAGTCCTCCAAGAAAACAAGCGCTCGTAAAACCACACACAAATGAGTAGTCCCACACCGGCGAATATCGCCAAACCGAAACGCATATCACCTGCAGACAAAGCCAAGACGGAGATCGCCAAGAAAGTTGCGAGCTCAACCAAAAGCGTCTTGAAGCCAGATTACAACTTCCGCTTGCGCAGTCTAAGCCGTGCGGTAGTTGACTCTGTTAAAGAGGAAGACAAAAAAAATCTACGCAAAGACCTCAAAGAAGTTTTTGAGTACGCGGCTCTTCGCCGCAAAGCTCTTCTCGCTATGTCAGAAGCAGACTGGGAAAAACTTTTGGAGAATTGGTTCGACAACGGAAAATGAAATCTAAGAAGGAGCGCTTGAAAGAAATTTCCCGACTTAGGGAAATGCTGAAGCACGGAAAATGGACTGTCAAAGAGATTGCCCAAATCCGTGGCCGTATCGGCGGGCTTTCAGGCGCCGACCATCCAGCTAAACGCGAAGCCGGACTCAAAGGCTCTGCAATACGCTGGAAAAACCACAAGCCCAAAACTAAAACCAAAAAGTCTAAGTGAAGACAGCGCTCAAGTGGCGGAATGGCAGACGCAAGGGACTTAAAATCCCTTTTCGCAAACAGCGGAGTGCGGGTTCGAGTCCCGCCTTGAGTAAGCTTTCAAAATTCCCTTCGTGGTTATGCGTCGAGTGCGCTTCCAAATTCGGTAGCGAAACTCCATCTGATATTGAATGGCTTTATGGCAAATGCTGTATCTGCCAATCTAACAAATCAGTCGCACCACCACGGGATTTCAAACTATCCTAACCTAAAATAAGCCCATGCAAAAACCTCAATCAGTATTCGACGAATTAGAAACACTCGCGCTTTGTGCTCGAGAACAAGGTTATCCTAACGCCGCTGTAACCCGCGACGAAGATGGATATTACATCATCGAAATTTCAGGCAAATCCAGATTCTTTCCTGATTACGAATCCGCACTCAAATACGCGGCCAATTTATGATCGACTTATCTGACCCAGAATCGGTATGCCGCTCCATCGATTACTTCATCGAGTTCTTGTTCAAGATCGGCCCAGTCTTACTTCTTGGAATGTTTGCTCTATGGGTTTTCAAGAAATAGTCAGCGTCCAAAAGACTCCATGCCCGCATGGCAAAGTCTATTGGTGCGAAAAATGCAACGTTATCGTAACTCCAACCACTATGTCCGGACCCACAAAATACATTTCAAACATTGAGATCGACGTCGATAAGGCTTGGGAAAATTTCCAAGAAACCTGCTTAGAAGGCGTCGACAACGACTTCGCCCTGAAGCTGTGCCGCATCGCATTCATATCAGGCATGATGAATATCAGCCATGTCAATGCTGGATTTGCTTTGTCGATGGCAGAATACTTGCGATTCGTCATTAAACAAGGAATCAAAGAGGAAGACGATGAAAACTAAACCTATGCCTTCAAAACAAAGTAAACTTGTAAGCCACGCAACAGACTATTTCGGCGATCGCCCGCTGTTAGCGCCTGAAATTTATATGCGATTGCTCAGTCCTAAAGACTATGCGAAACCCAGAACACAAAAACTCGTCGACTTTATCAAGAAGATTTTGGGAATATCCTAAAAAATTCTCGGCTTATGCCGCCGTCGCTGTAATCGTAGCCATTTATCTATTCGCGGCATTTATGACGTGGACAGAAAGGAACTCAGCAAATTTCAAAGAATGCCCACTCTGCGGTCAAGATACAACTTATGCGAATTGAACTCCGCCAATATCAAAAAACTGCAGCATCTGATTTAGCCGATATTTTACTGCAAAAGAAATTTGCGCTTGATGGATCAGATACTGGTATTGGAAAAACTTTCACGGCTATCGGCACGTGTTTGCGATTTGACAACCCAGTTGCTGTGATATGCAAAGCTCGTACGCTCACGAAGTGGAAAGAAGCGCTAGCGCAATTTGGTATTGAGCCCGTTTTCTTGCTGAGCTGGGAAAAAGCCCGCAATGGCAAGAATGGATTCTTCCTCCCGCTTAATTCTAAAGGCCATGTCTCAGGTTTCAACTTACAACTTAAAGAGCCTACGGTCGTCATCATCGATGAAATACACTGCGGCGGAGCGCTTAAGAGTTTGAATGCAGAACTTGTCATCGCATGCAAGCGATGCCCGAATGCGTTCACTCTTGGGCTTAGCGCAACTGTCGCAGACTCGCCTTTAAAGATGCGGGCTATTGGATTTTGTTGTGACTTGCATTCATTGGGCAATGACTTCTGGAACTGGTGCCGCCGCAATGGTTGTGGCAAGTCTCCTTTCGGCGGCTTATATTTCCGGCAAAAAGATCGCGAGCGCGTGCTCAAAGGCCTTCACCAATACTTGTTCGGCAAAGATTCTAGTTGGGGAATTCGCCTACGCAAAAAAGAATTGATGGAAGAAGGCAGTTTTCCTGAATCTGAGGTTTACGTAGAACTTTGGGATCCGCCAAAATCTTTACCTGTTTGGGCTCAGACGGCTATAGCTGAGATAGACCAGCGTGAAGAAGCTGACATGGAGAAGTATGATGGCAATCCGCACGGTGGAATTTTGCACATGCGAAACCGCCAGCGCGCTGAGATCCAGAAACTGCCATCTCTCATTGATGAAATTGAAGACAGGTTGGTTGAAGGCGAATCAGTCATCATATTCGTCCAGTTTACCAGGACCATCCACGTCTTGTCAAAACAACTCGAACATGTTCCTCATGCCATTATTTCTGGCGCTACGGCCAATACCCGCGTGGGTAAAGATGGCATTGACTATTTCCAGCGCAATCAAATCAAACTTATCATTTGCCAAGTTGATGCTGCAGCTGAAGGAATTGATTTACACGACACTCATGGAGATTGCCCGCGCCATGTTATCGTCTTCCCGACTTACAAAGCGATCACGCTGATTCAAGCTTTAGGCCGAGCTGTGCGCGCCAACGCAAAAAGCCCGGTAGTCCAGCGCATCGTCTATTCATCGGAAGGCATTGAAGAAAAGATAGCCAGGACCGTTGAGAAGAAACTTGAGAATCTATCGATGTTGTCAGATGGAGAACTTAATGCCGGAGGAATGCTATGAAAACGGCTTTCGCTGGAATCTTGAATAACCCGGCGAGTAGCCTCAATAGTCATTCTGCGGGTTGGAACCGGCTCGTACGTTCACTCGTTGACCCGGAAGCCGTCTTCGTCAGCGAAGACTGCGATTGGTCTAAGTTTGATCGAATCATTATTAACCATGGACCAAATTTCAAACCCGGGGCTTTTAACATCATTGGCGGCATCGGCGAAGCAGTACTCTTGCGCTTAGAAAAACTTGCCGCCGCTTTTGAGACTGCCGAAGTTTATCAAATGGACGGCTTCAATCTTGCTGACTTCCTGCAAAAGCGATTGCCTGGAAAATACGACTTCGACGGCGAGATTCCATTCATGCCTCTACCATCAAGAGACAAACTCGTCCTTGGCGATAGTCATTCAATATCTGTCTGGCCGGGATCTGATCACGCTATCGAGCGTCGAGACGGGCAAACGTTGTGGGGCTTCATGAAAAATCCTAAAGCGGCTGACTTTTTATACCTCGGAAATATCGACGTGCGTTTTCATTTTTGTCGTCAGCCAGATCCATTGAAAGCGTTGCAATCTATGCACGCCCTCGTTGATCGATACTTACAATTTGCAGCGAGTTGTAAGGCAAAGGTCAGTTGCCTGCTTCCTGTAGAATCTGAATCCAGAAAAATCCCAGGCACAGGACTTTACAAAGGCCAGCCTTTTTATGGCTCACAAGCGGACCGCGCATTTCTCGTCAATGAATTCAACTCAAGACTTATGGAGTCTGGGCTAGATGTCCATTGCTGGCCTAAAGCCTGGTATGAGAATATCGAGCAATACGAAAACGAAATCATGGAGCCACGCCAATCTGTCCATATCCGCCCAAAATACTATGCAAATCAAATCCGAAATTCTTGAAGCTTTAGACGACTATCATAACAAAAGCTTGCGGATGCAACGCTACTTTCTTGACAAACAAACACGAGGACTTTCGCTTGAAGAGATTGAAGCTGAAGTCAACGACGACCTGATATTCCGTGTCCCAATTTATGACATGCTTGACCGGCGATACGCAGCTTTCTGTTCTTTTCTTGAGGCTTTAGATAAAGGAGAAGACGACCCAAAAGGGCATGGCATTCGATTCAAGGACCACCAGGTCGCGCGTAGAATCGACAAGCTCATGCTTTATTACCTATTCCGACTATGCGGTTCTGGGATCAATTACGTGCCATCAACCCATGGATTCGGCAATTTTTGGATTGTGAAAAGTATTTTGAGTGGCCGATACCGCTATGAAGAGTGGCTTCAAGATTTGCCTGACTCAAAATTCAGCGACAACAAAGGTTATCTTCTTCCGCAGTTTTCTATCGGACTGAAGACGTATATTCTCGAGCATGCCTACGGCCTCGTGAAGTTCATTGAATCTGAGATCGTCGATTCATTACAAGACATAAAGGAAATTGTGGACAAAGGCAATCTTTACCTCAAAGAAAATGGATTCAAGCGGCAAACGTTCGTGCTTTCAGCTTTCGCTGCCGACATTGCCGAATACTATCCAAACTACGTTAACCCCCATAGCATGATTTATGCCGGTACAAATGCTCAAAAGTGCATCAAAGCTATCTTCGGCCGTTGCAATCCGGATGAGGCAATTTCATTTCTAGCTGATCGGTACAATTCTGTGCCGTATTCTATCGAAGACTCTAGGCTATGCGATCCTGTACGTTATTTCTTGGAATACCAGTCAAAGGACCATATTCGAGCTAATGGCGGCAAGACTTACAAAAACAACTCAACTCTGAAAAAACTGTGGACTCAACAAGAATACCAAAATTTTCAGCAACAACTTCAGAAGTAAACCAAGACGCCATCTACACTCGCGACCAGTATCTCGAGATGGTAGGCGACTTCAAAAGTTCTTTTCCGGCACCAGTCATCGAGACTCATGAAGGGCGCTACGTTGTGCGCGAAGATCTGATTGATGTAGGCACTAAAGCCAGAGCCGGGGAATTTCTTATTGCCACATGCCCTAGCGATACGATTGTCTATGTCCAGCCTCGTTGCGGCTTTGCAGGAATTTCGTTGACCAAACTCTGCAAAATGTATGGCAAGAAACTCGTCTTGTTCATGCCTTCGTCGAAAGAAATTTCCAACCACCAAGCTTGGTGCATAGAACATGGCTGCGAATACCATTTCCACCGGATCGCTGCGATGCCTAATTTAAACCTAATCGCTTCTAAATGGGCTAAAGAGAATAACGCTTTTTTCGTGCCTCTTGGGTTGCGGCATAAACTCGTCACGGCTATGCTTGTCAAAGTTGCCTATGAGCTATGCGAACCAGATTGTTTTTGGACAGCTTTTTCTACTGGCGTTCTCAACCGTGCATTGCAAATCGCTTGGCCGCATGCCGAAGCTAATGGAGTGGCTGTA